TTGGACATTCATTATGATCTTCGTAGAACTTGAGTTCTTTTGCAATCTCTCGAATCTTAGAACGTAGGTTTTTATCGAGCCTCACCAACTCATTATACTTCTTCTCTACGGATGTTTCGTCAGCAACAGTTTCCTTGAGAGCAGTAATTTCTTTATGTATTTCAGAGGATTGTTCAAGCAGATCTTCGTTCTCTTTCATAAGCTCATCAATACGAGCATTGATCTTTTCAGCGTCTGCTTGTTTCATTTTTAAAATAGAAGCATTATGCTTATTAGCAGAAGATATTCTATCAGTTGTCAAGTCAATCTGGTACTTGATGTTCTGTAAGTCTGTCTTGTTTTGAGTGATACGCTCCTTGAGCAGGACATTCATCTTTGTGAAGATTTGAATGTCTAGTAAGTCTTCAATAATCTCACGGCGATGTGCTGCTGGTAGTTGCATGAAAGGAACAAAGGTGCTGCTACCTAATACAACAATCTGACCGAAAGATTTGAAGTTAAGTTTCAGGATGTTCTGCTCAAGGTGCGACTGGTAATCTCGGTTAGCTCCATCCTGATTAAGGAGATTACCATTCTTGTAAACCTCAAAGATATTCGGCTTGATACCACGACGAATGTTATAATCATCATTACCAATACGAAAATCTAACTCTACCACCAAATCATTGTTATTGATAGAGTTCAACAGTTGAGGTTTTTTAATGCGGCGAAATGGCTTACCATATAAAGCAAAAGCAAGTGCGTCTAGCATAGTGCTCTTACCAGCGCCATTTTCACCGACTATAAGTGTCGTCTTTTGATTATTCAAAGGTATACTAGTGAAAGCATTACCTGTAGATAGAATATTCTTATAACGAATTTCTTTAAATTCAATCACAGACTCATTGCCTCCTGATACAATGATTTCACTATGTTATCAACACGGTCTTTGTGACTACGAATATCAAGGCTATCAACATACTTAGACAGAATGGTAAGAGTGTCTTCTGCTTCATCAATCAGGTTCTCTTCATCCACAATGTCTAGATTCATATGATCTTCGACAGTCTTAATATCAGCACATCCCATGTCTTGTAACTTTGTCATCCATAAGTCAAAGAGATATGGATTAGTTTTGTTCTGTATTATAACTTTAACATAGGAATTTGTCAACTGATTTTCAAAATTTAGTTCTGTAATATCATTGACATTCATGTCGGTATCATCATACCACAGTTTGTGAAAGATAGCGTTGGGATTTGGAATGAACTCTAACTCTCGTGTTTCAGTGTCGAGCACATGAAATCCACGAGGGTCGTTGTAGTCACTCCATGTCATCTGATAAGGTGTGCCAAGATAGTGTATATTAGCATGAGAGGATTTATGATGGAAGTGACCAGAAAGAACCATATCAAACTTACTAAACGTGTCCTTGACCAACCCGTGATGGTTGATAGCTCCTCGATACATTTCAAATCCTTGAATTTCAAAGTGTCCCATAAGGATTTGAGCATCTGTCTTCTCCATTGCTTTCATAGAATCGTCATAGTTTTCATCACAAATCCACGGGACTAACATCACTTTGAGTCCATCATAATCAAGCTCAACTGGCTTATCCCAGTACACATTGATATTGTATTTAGAATGGTCATAAAGTTGCCTCATACTGTTTATTTCGTTTGTGTTCTTGAAATAACAGTCATGATTACCAATGATAAAATCAGCACGTATATTACGCTCTGTCAATGGCTTGATTAGATGATTCTCTAAGGCATCACTAGTGACGAAATTAATATACTTTCTACGGTCACACACGTCACCAAGGTGAATGACACTAGTAATGTCATGAGAATCAAGAAACGGAAAAAACTGCTCGTCAAAAAAAGAAGCAATGTGATCAGCAAGAATGCGGTTATCATTTCTAACTCCAAAATGTGTGTCTGTTACTATAGCAACTTTCATTCTTCTTCCTCATCATAAAAGAGTTCAACACCACTTTTCTTCTGTACTTTAGGTGTCTTTTTCTTTTCCATGTTCTTTTCGAACTCTTCAACAAAATCATTCATGTAATCTGTGGCAAAGTTACTTTGACTGTTTGATAAATCTATTGAACTATCTCCATCATCATATAGTTCACCCATCACAGCCATAGAAGTATACATCTTCTGCTTAGTATACAATAAAGTCTTCTCTTTGGCAATACGTCTGAGAAAAGCATAATAGATGATTTGAGTGAAGTATGCAAAGGGATTGCTAGACTTATTTGGATCGAAGTTATTGAGAGCACGAATCGCATTCTCGATACCATCAGCAATCATCTCTTCACGGAATGGATAATTGATAAAATTAGGTTTATATGATAGACGAGTTGAAATGTCCATCATACATTTACCGATATAGTCTGGTATTCTCGGCGCTTCTTCGCCAGATTCTTCAGCGTCGATTCGATCTTGACGGTACTTGACCATCACTTCGAAAAACTTTTTATTATCTACGTATTGCTTTGCCATAGTTCCTTTTCCACAAAATAAACATAACTTAATATAATATAAAAAATCTTATCTGTAAACCCTTTTTTTATATTTTTTTGGGTTGACAGATTAAAGAATCGTAGTATAATGGCTTTATGCCCAATGAAGATTAATTAAATTGAGTCTTCTGAGTTGGCATGAGATTCTGAAAGAAGTCCTCATATGGGTCACTTTCTTTTACGCTTTCTGCGTATGACTCAAGCGCCTCTTTATTTACTTTCTTTGCTTCACTCATATATGTATGGTAGTAGTATTCAGCGAGTTCATTCGCTTTACCTAAATCAGAAAGTATGTGTTCTTTCGGAAGATATGTAATATTCTCAACCGTGAGAGCCATCCAGTGTTTCATTATAACACCAGTTGATGGTGTGAAAATAACTGTACACGGGTCTTCGACAACGTAGCCAGTCTCCGTCTCTTCCGTTACCCAAGCGAAAATATCTTCGCCGGATATAAGTTTGAATACGTGTAACATGTCTATCCCTTTAACTGTACGTTATATAGCTTTAGATCAAAACCTTCTTTATTGTATATATCTACTCTTTCCATGAAGTGTTTGAGTGCAAAGTTCCTCGTTTTCCCTTTTGAGAAGTCGTCGACCAAGTCGTATAAGGTGGCTTTCTTCTTAGTTTCTGACGTTCGAAGTCCCCGCCCAATTGACTGAAGGTTACGGATGCGAGACTTAGAAGGACTTGCAAAAACAACATTGTGAAGATTACGAATGTTGATGCCAGTGCTATAAGTCCCATAACTGGCAAGAATAATAGCAGAGCTACTATTCTCCACAACCCTCCGAATATTCTCTCTATCATTTGAGTCAACTCCTCCATAAACAAAATGAACTTCTTTATTCTCTGATTGTAGCATTGGATATAGAAGTTTGCCATGTTTCTCTACAAATTGAAATAGTATAAGCGTATTGCCTTCAAGGCTCCATGCAAGATTACGAATGAATTTGTTTCTCGCTTCATTGCGTACTATGAAGTCTATCTCTTCTTGATATGACTTACCTCGCATCAACTTTCGAGTTTCATCTGGATACTCTAAAACAATACCTTTGATTTCTAAGTCAGCAAGAACATCTTGCTCCATCAATTCAGATGTAGTAACAATCTGCTTAACAGAACCAAACAAACCTTCTAATACTAATTTATGCGTCTGTGATCCGTCAAGTGTACCAGTGAATCCATATCGATATCTACATTCATCCATCTTAGATAATATAGATGTTAGTGACTTCGCTTTAAACAAATGCGCTTCATCACCAATAACAACATCGAACTGTTTAAACCATGGCTTCTTTAACTTGTATATTGATTGCCATGTTGTAATTACTATCTTATTATTTATATCTTTCTCTGCTCCCGCCATTATCTTGTGAATGTCCATCTGTTTACCTTTGTTATATTCAACAAAGTCAGATGCCATTTGATGTACGAGAGAAGTTGTTGGTACGACGATTAGCATTCGTTTTGTTTGTGCTGTATACCAACGAGCAAGAAGATAGATGATAAACGACTTACCACTACCTGTAGGAGAAAGAAGAAGTTTACGTTCGGAGTTAAGACACTCTACAAACGCTTCATTTTGATAATCACGGAGTTCAAATGGAGTTTTTAGAAGACCTGCAAGAGCATAACCAGACTCTGGACCATACTTAGCTAATGGTTTGAAGTCGTCTGATATTATACATTCGTAACTTCTGTCTTCACAGAATGATACTACATATGGAAGTAGACCGGCATAAAGAAGGCGAGTCATGTTGTTCAGTAGACGTATTTTACCGTCCCAATACTTCGCTCTGTATTGAGGAGAAAACTTGGCACCAGGAACATCAAATGTAAAATAATCTGACATTTCCATGATGATAGATGCTTCAGCGTCTACACGAAGATACACCTCATTGACTTTTTCAATTCTTACTGTGTCTACCAAAAACCTAATACCCTACCGTTGCCTATGATAATAAAGGCGCAAGTAGTGAGGTGAACGAATACCCAAAATGTACGAATTATCGCAACTCTGTTATCATATGGCTCAGTCTTATCATCGCTGAAACTACCAAGAGCATATTTCCATATTCTCCACATCACATAGCACCTGTCCTAAATCGTTCGAAGTCAATCATGTTCTTGATTGTGTATCCACGATTGTTAACACTTCTAATTATATTCTCTAATAATTCGACTTTTTCTGCTTGGTCACCAATCATTAACTTCATCTTAATAATCATAGAATCTGCTTCGAGTGTGTCCTTAACATATCCCTTTGGTATACGTTTGAGACATGGTTCCCAACCAAGTTCTTTTAAGTCTTCTTCAGCCATAGAGCCGTCGTACCATTCTGTTCTTAAAACATAAAGACGTTTCAAATCGGCTTCAAGTTTACGTTTGACTCCATGTTCATATGTATAATACCGATAATACTTAGCATGGAGCTTTGGTATTTTCCTTGACTCTTCCGTGAGATTAGATGGATCTATATCCGTATCTTTTTCCCATTCCAAATGTATATCATCAAGATTCATAAAATAATCCAATGCTTTATTAAGATTGCAGCCATAGCAAGCCAAACAGCAAGTAACACTTGCCCTTGAGTTAATTTAAACATTAACAACCCACCTCATCTGAATAT